TAGAAGAATAAATCAAGCATATATAATAGTAGATAAACAACAAAATGAAATAACTGCTCAAGCAAATAGAATTAACATTATAGCAACTCATATAGATGAAACAACTGGAGATGTAAGAGAAGTTACAACAACAACAGGATTTACTTTTAATGCAGACGGATTAAATATCTATAAAAACGATACTACATTTAACACGCAAATAAACAATATAGGGACATATTACAAAGATGGAGATACAATATTATCACAAACAACCAAAGATGGAACAAAAACAAAAGATTTAGATGTATTTGGCTATTATAGATATGGAGAAGATGATATAACAGATGACCCATTATTTATAGCAGTAAAATATACAGACACAAACAATGAAGAAGGATATGGGCATTTTTATAATGGATAGGAGGAAATATGGCATATAATTCATTAGGAACAAGATATACCTTTTATGTTTCATCGGGGACATCTACACCAGAGATGTGGGACATAAGAGGTTATGGAAAAGCATATTATGACCAAACTACTACCGATTTAACAAATAATCAAAGTAGAATTAAATTAGAGTATGGAGTTACAATAAATGGAACTTGGACTGGTCAATACAAAGTTACTGGCACTATATATCAAAAAATAAATAATGTGTGGACTTCTATATCCACTACAACATATCAATCATCAATGGCAACATTTACAACTGGAACATATTTGAGGGGAACTTTGACTGATGTAATAATCCCACACGATAGTGATGGAAATGGTCAAGTTAGAGTTGGAGTTACAATAACAGGTCAAGCATTAGTTACTGGAACAAAAAGTTATGTATATACTTACGATTTACCAACTATTCAAGAACAAGCGTTGATTGAAAATGTAGAAGTTCAAGAAGGTAATGCAACATTAACTGGTTATGGAATAACTGCTAATCAATATGTAAATCTTTTATCAAACAAGTTATATACAATTAGTGTATATAATCCTAATTCAATACCAATCAGTACATATGAAGTTATAAATGGCACACTAACTAATAGAAGGCATTATGCTATTAATTCTAATAATAGTTTTTATTTAAACTTTAATGATATACAAATATACACCGAAAACATAAATGGTCAAGATAGACCAAGTATGATAGCAAAAGTCAATTTTAATAATGGTGGTTCAATATATTCTTATATTAATTATAATATCAATACTTTTGTACCATATGAATATCCACAATTTTATAGAACTTCAACAACTACCAAAAGAAACGGACAATTAAGTGGTAAAGTTACTTTAAATGCTTCTGGTACATATTACAATGGAATGGTAGGAACACTTAACCAAAGTGGAACATATAAACCTACAATTAAATATAAAATATGGAAAACTGGAACTACTGAACCTAGCACCTATGCTTACACAATATCATCATCAAATATTACAATAAGTGATGGAACATTTAATGTAACCAATTATGAAATAGGAAACACAGATACAAGTGCAAGTAATTATTTTGATTATAATTATTCATATAATGTTAAATTACAAGTTAGTGATACATTTAAAAGTGATGAATATACTGCAATCGTTACTCAAGGTATAGCAATATGGACAGAATATAGTAATAGAGTGGATTTTAGAAAAATAACTATTACAGACACTTCATCTCACACTATTACAACTCAACTTGACAATAATGGAATATCAACAAATAAAATCATTGCTAGTAATATTCAAGGTGGTACTGAAACAATTACTAATTCTGCAACAGGAACACAGGTTAACTTTACTAACTCATATACCAACCCACCTAATGTAGTTTTGACCCCAATAACTACTGCAAGTGGCAATATAACAATAAAAATAATAGAAATAACAACAACTGGGTTTAAAGCATTTAATAGCACAAGTTCTAGCGTAGATGCGTGTTGGATAGCAATAGGGGACTAATTTGACAAACAATAAGTTTATGGTATAATTAAATTGGTTATGCCAATAACCACGATGATATGGATAGTTTTCATATTATACGAACCCTTTTTATCAAAGCACTCTTTATGAGTGCTATTGAGCAAATATATTTCAGTGCCTACTTATATAGGTAACCTATTGCAATAGTATATATTTGTTCAATAGTGCTTAATAAAGGCACAGACAAAGACCAGTCTTTAAACGGGAAAGAGGAGTACACCTTCCTCTTTTTTATTTTTTATGCAAATGGCAAAAAATGGTGCTTTAGGTATTGACATATATGGCAAAATATGGTAATATATAATTGCAACAGGGAGATAGGACATATTTAAAAGGAAGGTGTTATTATGAAATATGTTGATGAAATGATTAAAGAAGATATTGCAAAAGGAATTGAAACATTATACAAAGCAATAGAAGAAAGAAGAAGTGTAAGAGAAAAATTATATGCAGAAGGCAAAGACATTTATGAAAGAATAATTGGATTTGATGGTAGAGCATATACAACATACAACAATGAATACAAAGCAGTATTAGAAAAATACAAATATTACTTAACTTTAAATGCTAATTACGGAAGCAAAGGAGCAGAAGCAAGAATTGAAAAAGATGTAATTGACCATTATAAAACATTACAAGCAAAAGTTGAAAAGAAAATAGGAAAAATAATAAAAGTTGAACATCTAGGGGGATATGATTATAGATTTATTGGAGAAAACGGAAATTGTGGTGTTGAGGTAATATTAGCAGGTGGATATAACATACAAAGATTACATACAAGATGGATAATTAAGAAATAAGGAGAGTGAATAATATGAAAAACAAAAATTATACTTGGGTTATTAAAAACAAAGAAGGAGTAGTAATAAAAAGAACTAGCCAAAAGGATTGCACAGAAAACCTTGCCATATATTATGGCAAATTAGAAGATATAATAAAACTAATTACTTATAAAGAATGGCTTGAGATGGAAACATTAGAGATTTTTAACAATACATTTGATAATGTAAAACATAAACCAATTACAAAAAAGCAAATAGAACAAATGTTAAAGGAGAGTGAATAATATAGATTATAAAAGAGGCATTTTGCCTCTTTTTTATTTTATGATATAATATTCTAAAGGAGACAAAATGATAAAAGTAGATAATAACACAAAAAGAATAAGCATAAATAGAGGAGATGACAATGTAGGTTTTCTTTTTTCTATACCAATAGATGAAGAAGAAAAATATGAGTTCCAAGTTGGAGACATAGTTACATTAGGAGTTTATGATAAAGAGGGATTAAAAGACCCTGCTTTGCTTTTAAAAACCATTGTTATTGAACAAACAACAGATGAAGTTGAAATAAACTTAACTAAAGAAGAAACAACAATAGGAGATATACAAAATAAGCCAATTGAATGTTGGTATGAAATACAATTAAATGACAAAACAATAATTGGTTATGATGAAAAGGGTGCTAAAAAGTTTATTGTTTACCCAGAAGGCAGTGATGTACAATGATAGAAAGTGTACAAGAATTAACTGGAGATATAGCCACAAATCAAACATTGACTGGGGAATTAGATTATAGAGCAACTGGTGGCAAAGTTGATGATGTCCAAGTAAATGGAACGAGTGTAGTAGAAAATAAAATTGCTAATATAGACTTAACAGGCAAACAAGATACATTAGTTAGTGGAACAAATATTAAAGCCATAAACAACAATTCATTATTAGGCAGTGGAAATGTTAATATAAATGAATATTTAGTATCAAAATGGCAGTGGCCTGGCAATAATAAAGTGATTAATAATGATGAACTAATAAATTATTTTGGTATTGTATTTACATATTATAATCAAAATCAAAAAACATACCCATTTAGTTTTAACAATTGCGTATTAAGTGATATATGGCAAATAAATAGTATTGAAGCACTTGATTATGACAGATACCAATTAACTTTTTATGGAATAGCATTAAATAGTGGTACTAAATGTATAGAAGAATATACTATGATAATATATACACATTATCAAAGTGGACAAGTATATGATTATAATGATGCTAATTATTATCCTAGAACAACAGGACATACTTGGTATCAAATAGCCAGTAAAGCAGATTTAGATGACTTTTTAAGAAAAAATAATACAAATGCTTTTACACCAACAGGAGATTATAATCCTGCAACCAAAAAATATGTTGATGACAATGTAAATAGTAAGCAAGACATATTGGTTAGTGGCACAAATATTAAAACAATTAACAATAGTACATTATTAGGCAGTGGAAATGTTAGTACAGAAACAAATGTTGTTACCAATAGTGATAGTGCATATACAATATCTAATTTATTAGGACATTATCTTTATAATCTAGGAGAAAAAACAAGTATAACAATAACTGCAGTAGACAATATATATGATGAAACAAACATTTTCTTTGATAGTGGTGCTACTGCAACAACATTTAGTATGCCAGATAGTATATTAAACTTGGGAGATGCACCTAATTTCACAAATGCAGATAATGTTAATACAGCAGTATTATTACCGAATTACAAATACATTGTTACATTTCTTAATGGTTATGCTAATTGGAAAAAATATCATATAAGCATATTACCAAGTGCTTATCAAGAAGTACAATTTATTCAAAGCACAGGAACACAATATCTTGATACTGGCATATCTTGTTCTGGAGGTATAAAATGTATATATAATGCAACATATCAAAGTGGTGGTTATCTTTGTGGAGCACACGGTGTAGAAATTTATGGCAGATGTGGAGCAAATACTCCAGGAAATACTTGGGAACTAGGATATGGAGATAATATACCAACTGCAGGAGATTTTGCACTTAATGTTAATTATGATGTTGAGTATCAAACTTATTATGATAGTGCATATTTAAAAGTTAAAGGTGGTGCTTATAGTGATTGGACTACTTTAATTCAAGATAGTGGACAAACAACAACAAGTTTAAATGCATTAATATTTGCACAACAATATGCTATTACTTATGGAGAACCATTAACACAAGCACAATTATATTCATTAAAAATATATAATAATAACAATGTGTTAGTTGGTGATTTTGTACCTTGTTATAGAAAAAGTGATAATGAAATCGGTTTATATAATTTAGTTAATGATGATTTTATATATAATATAGGAGAAGGAACACTAATTAAAGGAAATAATGTATAAGGAGGAAAATATGAAAAATGCGATTATCAATTTATTAAAAGTTAAGAGTTTAATGACTATATCAGTAATGATTGTATTTATTGTTAAATCATTAAATAATGAATTAGACCCTGCTTTAATATCATCTGTAATAACAGCAATAATAACATATTATTTTACAAAAGCAGAAAAGAAAGAGGAATAATATGTGGCAATTTATAGTAGGAGCATTTTTAGGTTTCTTTTTAGCAATATTATTTGCAATAGAAAAAGGAGATTAAATGAAAATAAGACATTATTTAGATATGATGGAATTAGCATATAAAGAACCAACACATTATCAAAAAGGTTGGGCTAAATGGAATGGCTCAAGTTGGGGTTGGGATTGCATAGGACTAATTAAATCAATTCTTTGGGGTTGGAAAGATGACAAATCTACATTAAGAGGTGGTGCAGTTTATGAAAGCAATGGAGTACCTGATACAACAGAAAAGGGTTTGTTAAATAATTGTGCTGATGTTTCAAGTGATTTTACTAATCTAATTCCTGGAGAATATTTATATATGAGTGGACACGCAGGAACTTATGTTGGGAACGGACAAGTAATAGAGTGTACTAAAAACCACACTTTTGGAATTGATGGCGTAGGTAAAACTCAAATAGGTAGCAAAGGAGAAAGATTATATAATGGTAAGCAAAGTGGTTCTTGGGAGAAACACGGAAAATTAAAATGGGTAGATTATGAAGATACCAAAACATATATAGTTAAGGGGGATACATTAGAAGATATTGCTAAAGAGTTTGATGTAACAAAACAAGCCCTAATAGATATAAATGGAATAGTAGATGATAAAATATATGTTGGGCAAGAACTAATCATACCAGAACCAATAGTACAATATACAAAAATAATTGCTAAAAGTGGCGTATGGTCTAGACTTGATGGCTATGGATTAAATTATCCTAAATATAAATTAATACCATATGAAACTGAATGCGTATTATTAGAACACAATTGTGGTAGTGCTAATGGCTACGATTGGGATAAAATAATATATGAAAATAAAGTGTGCTATGTTCCTAATAAATGGTCTGCATATAAAGTATGAATAAAGAGGACTTAAAAGGTTCTCTTTTTTATTTGCGTGTAAAGTGGCAAAATATGGAAATAATTTTATTGACTTGTATGGTAATATATGGTAATATATAATTGTAGAGAGGAGAGTGGAAAATGAAAAAAAGACATTTAAAAGAATGGGTAAAAAAGGCAATTGTGGTTATATTGTTATTGGTAGCAATGGGAATTATAGTTTATATTGATTACACAACAACAAAAGATACATATGAACATTGTGTAAAGCAAACAAATGGTGCATATTATTGTGAAGATTTAAGATAGGAGAAAATATGTTTTACAAAGCAAAATATCAGGGGGCTTTGAAAACAATAGAAGAATTAAAAGAACAACTAGAAAAAACAAGAGAAGATAACATTGATAAACATTGGAAAATGTTATGCAGAATAAATGATTTAATTAAGGAGGTAAGTAAACTTGAAAAAGAAAATAGACAATTTAGGGAGAATAGTAATCCCAAAAGCAATGTTAAAAGAACTAGGAATTAAAGAAGATGTAAATATAGAAATAAAAAACAAACAAATAATAATTACAAACACAAAACAAATGAGAACAAGAGGTGAAATTGAAGAATATATGAAGGCACTTGATACAAGTGATATTCAAATAAGAAAAACCCTTGAATGGGTATTAGGAGGAGAAAAATGAGTATAGAACAAGCATTTGATAAGATGATGTTGGGTGGAACAAATGAAATTGATGGTATAAGAGAAACCATAAGAGATTATCTTAATTGTGATTGCACTAAAGATTATTTATTAGAATATACCGATTTAAAAGAATGTGGAATATGTGGATATATTGGACTAGAAGAAGATATGCACGAAAATGATGACGACACATATTGTGACACTTGTTGGGAGGCAAGATAATGAACTTTGAAGATTTAGCAAAAATAAATGTAAATGATTATACTGAAAGCAAAAATGGATTAACATACTTGAGTTGGACATATGCGTGGTCACAATTCAAAAAGGTATTCCCAAATGCTACATATGAGATAAAAAAGTTTGAAAACAATTTGCCATATGTATATGATGAGAATACTGGTTATATGGTATTTACATCTGTAACAGCAGGCAACTTAACTTATGAGATGTGGCTACCAGTTATGGACGGAAACAATAAAGCAATGCTTAACCACGAATATACATACAAGGTTAAGGAATATACAGATGGAAAGTTTAATGGTCAATATAAAGACAAAAAAGTTGAGATTGCTAGTATGTTTGATATAAACAAGACTATAATGAGATGTTTAGTTAAGAATATAGCAATGTTTGGATTAGGTATTTACATCTATGCTGGAGAAGATTACCCAGATGGATATGAATTAAGTGAAGAAGAAGCACTAACTAAAGTTGTTACTTTTGGTAAATATAAAGGTATGACTTTAAAAGAAGTAAAAGAAAAAGATGAAAAATACCTATACTGGATTATTGATAGTGAATATGACTATGTAAGTGAAAGTTTAAAGAACGCTTGTAGTGTATTAGTAAAACCAATTACAAAAGAAGATATAGATTTATTTGCAAGATTTCAAGAATTGTTAGGAGAAACAAAAACAGATAGAGAAAAATTATACAAACATTATGGAGTTGAAAAAGACACAGACTTAACAGAGGAACAACTAAAAGATGCAATTAAAACTCTTGAAAAGAAACTAGAAAAGAAGGCACAATAATGAATAATTTAGTAATATTGATTGGTAGAATAACCAAAGATTTAGAATTAAGAACAACCACCAGTGGTAAATCAGCATTAGAAGTAAATATAGCAGTTAGTAATGGTAAAGATGACACTACATTTGTTAGAACAACAGCGTTTGGTTCAACAGCAGATATAATAAACAAGTATTGCAAAAAAGGAAGCCAGATTGGTTTACAATGTATGATTAGAAACAACAATTGGGAAGATAAAGAAGGCAACAAGCATTATGATTATTCATTTATTGCTACTAGAATGATGCTATTAGGAAGTGGCACAAAAGATAATCAACAAGAAGATGCTAAAGAAGAACCTAAAGAGCAAGAAAAAGAACCAGATGTTTATGAGCAATTTTCAACCGAGATAAGTGATGAAGATTTGCCATTTTAGATTAAAAGGCATTTTAAGACAATTTAAGGCATTTTTGGGTTAGTTTAATAAAAGTATTGAACTAACCTAAAAAACACGCCAAAAGTGGTTAAAAATAGCAAATAAGGAGGAAATATGAATAAATTAACACAAAAAGATATGATTTTACGATATTTGAATGAAAAAGGCAGTATTACAACCCTAGAAGCGTTCACAGAACTTTATATTTGTGATTTACAAAAGAATATACAAATATTAAGAGAAACATACGATATAAAAGATGAGTGGATACATAAAAAGAACTACTATGGTAAACCAATCAAATATAAGAGGTATTATTTAGATGGATTTAGTCAATGAATTAGAAAAAATGCAAGACCAACTTAAAAAAAGTGTAAAAAAATTAAGACTTAATGGAATAGAACAGGCAAAATATGAAAAAGAATACAAAATGGCAGTAAACAAAAAAGCACTTGAATTAAAAGCAGATAAAATGCCAGTAACATTAATAGAACTTGTAATATATGGCTATGATGATATTGCAGAATTAAGATTTAAAAGAGATAGTGCAAAAGTAATTTATGATGCCAACCAGGAAGCAATTAATTGTTTAAAACTTCAAATGAGACTAGTTGAAGAACAAATCAAAAGAGAACAAGGTTTTAATGACTAGATTTAGCATTTTACAAGACAAGAAAGAGTGTTATGTATGTGGCACTCTTTCAAATATACATATTCACGAAGTTTATTTTGGCAAGAACAGACAAAAAAGCATAGAAGATGGTTGTTGCGTATATTTGTGTGGCAAACATCATAACCAAAGTAATCAAGGAGTTCATTTTAACCACAAATTAGATAACGAGTTAAAAACAATTATGGAAAAAAGGTGGCTAGATTATTACAATAAAACAATAAAAGATTTTATAAAAAGATATGGGAGAAATTATTTATAAAGGAAGTGTAAAATCACTTCTTTTTTTGTGAATTGTATTGACATTGATTTTGGCATATAGTAAAATGAAATTACAAGTTAAAGATAGGAGGTGTACGAATGTACTTATTTAAAGCACAAGATGTAAAAATCAATAAGACAAAAGCAAGTGTTGTTATTGGCATATCAAGAGAATACTTAACAGACATAGTCAACGGCAAAAAGACTTGTACAAAGGTAGTTGCATATTGCATTACAAAATATTTGAATGAAGATGCTGAAATTGAAGATTATTTTGAAAGGAAGTGATTAATACGGCAAGGAAGCGTATGTTTGATTTAGACATAATAAATCAAGATGCCTTTTTAGATTTACCAATGGAAGCCAAAGCAATATACTTTTTATTAGGTATGGAAGCAGATGACGAAGGGTTTATCAATCCAAAGAAGGTATTGAGATTATATGGGGGTACAGAAGATAACATAAAGTTGTTAATTGCAAAAGACTTTTTAATTCCTTTTAAATCTGGAGTTGTTGTTATCACTGATTGGTTTAGAAATAATTGGTTAGATAGTAGAAGGGTAAAACCTACAATCTATCAAGAAGAAAAAAGAGGATTAGTAGTAAATACTGACAATAAATACATAACAGAAGATTATGCTAAGCAAATGCTAAGAGAGAATAGAATAGAGGAGTATAGTATAGTAGAGAATAGAATAGTAAAGAATAGAGAAGATAGTATGAAAGAGGAGGAAGGAGAGTTTGACCCATTTAGATGAACTTATTTGATGAGATACAAAAATATTATGGTCATAGTTTTAACTCTAGTGATTTTCAAATGATAGAAGCACTAAAGAAAGATTATACAGATGATGAAATAATCCAACTATTTAAAGACTATCCAGGAAAACCTATTAGTTATCTATTCAAAGTAAAACCCACTAAAGAAGCAAAGCCAGAATGGTTTGGTAAAGATATTCAAGAAGAACTACTAACCAGAGATGAGATTATACCTATTCTTAAAGAATGGAGACAATTTTTTGATGATGAAGATGAATACAAGCAATGGTGTAAAAAGCAATTAGATTATATAGAGGCACAAAATGACAATAGATAGTAGATATACTACACCAAAATCATTAAATGATATTAAAAAACTAGACAATGAAAGAGCAATGTTTATGATAAAATGTGAGTATTGTTCACATACAATGCCATTAATTAAAGCAGATAGAAAAATATGCACTCATTGTGGGCATTATGTTTATAGAACACCTGAATTAAAGTTTAAATACAAATTAAAGGAGCAAATGATAAATGACAATAGAAGAACTAATATTACAAGAGATTGAAAAAACACCAAGAAAAAATCAAAGTGATTTGCAAAAGAAATATGTTGATTTATACACTGAAAAAGAGCATTATAGAAAAGATGCAATTTATTGGGAACAAACAGCAAAGAAATACCAATCTGCATATAGGAAGTTAAAGGAGAAATATGAAGAAAAAAGAACCAATTGATGTTTTCAATTACAATCACATATTAAAACCTATATGTGAAAAACTAACACACCACAAACACAGAAGATTAATTGGTTGGTGTAAAGAGTTTGAAGATAATGGTTACAAATACCCTAATAGATACGATTTTTGGTATAAATGCAATATATGTGGGTTTTGCTTCTTTAATCACAAAATAATCAAAGAAGATTTAGAAAAAATAAAGGAGGCAAAATGAAGTCAACAGAAAAACTAATAAAAGAAAGAATAAAAGCATTAGAAGAAGAAAACACAAAACTATATGATATTCTTGACACAATAGAAAATTATATTAGGCAATATAACACAAAAGAACTAGACGCAAAAACATTATGTATTTTAAATGACATTTTGCTTATAAAAAATGGCATCATAAAAGAATTACAAGGAGAATAAATGACTAAAAAGGAATATATAGCATTGATAATACTGCTGATAATATTTTTAAGTAGTGTTGCATTGTTTATAATAAGTATGTGGGGGAAATAAATGACAAATGAAATAAAAGAAATATTAGATAAATTAAAAAATCATATAGAAGGCATACGATATGCAAATCTTACAAATTATGAATTGAGATTATTATTAGATTACATAACTAATTTACAAGATAAATTATATTTTATGATAGGTAGAAGCGATGAAAAGCAAGAGATAATAGATAAAGCACTAGAAGAAATAAATTATATGATTAGTAATGTAGATATAACTGAAATTAGTGGAATAAAATTGAAACAAATATTAAGAGGTGAAGGCAATGACTAAAGAAGATTTTAATAAAGTATGGAAAGATAGTACAAAAGAAGAAATACTAAACCAATATTATTATGATTATACTGAATTGAATGAAACAATAGATAAAGCAATAGAATATCTAAAAAACAGAGAATACGACAATAATACTTGTTCTGTGTGCAGTGTAATGAGTGATGATTTATTACAAATATTAAAGGGAGAAGATAAAGGATAATAAAATACTTTCCTTTAAAACCACCATTTTTCTTTTTCAATTACACCTTCTATGATATGCAATATAGGGTTGGTGGTAAAAGGTATTGCATATCAAAAATATTTATGATAATATTATTATAGGGTTGATGATATGATTAGTGAAGCAATGATGTATGAAGATTATGAAGATTTTTGTAAAAGGGCTGATGAACTTAAAAAAGCATACGCTATAAGGAGTTCTACGCCCTTTTTTTTAATAGGAATATACCGAGATTATATATATTCACACAAAGAAGGAACAAGATTTGATGAAACACTAAATAACAAGTGCTTTGAATGGATATTATCCAGTACATATGAGCCAATGGAAATAAATGACCTGTATAGTATGTTGGGTCAAATAAGGAGGGGTAAGAGTGGACCAAGAAGCAAAAAGCAAGTTTAAGGAACTTGTAAAAAAGTATAAGACAACTGGAGAAATAGCAAAGGTTTTAAATGTTGAAGAATATGAAGTTATAGGATACATAATCTATTTAAAAGAGCAGGGAGAATTAATTGATTATGTAAATGGGGAAATAATTACAT